TGTTGTACTTGTGGCCCACCTAATAAGGCTGCTAACTCATTGAAGTTCTGACCTCTAAGTGCATTTCTTTCAGCTATTTCTCTACTTCTTTGCTGTTGTGCCACTTGGTTGGATAGTAGCTGATCGGCTATCTGTTGTTGTCTACCTGCATTTTGCAGTTGAACATTAGATGCGTTCTGACCGAAACTAGCTTGATTTGCTGCTAAACCAAACTCACCACTAGCTGCTCTTTCTCCGAACTCCATAGCCCTGTTTTGTCTGCCTTGATTAACTAATCTATCAGACTCCTGACCTGCTGCTAGTGTGGCTTGTTGGGCTAATCTTGATAAGGCTTCATTCTGTTGTGTATCTAATCTATTAACGGCTGTGTTGTAAGGATCAGATGTAATAGGTATGCCACGATTTATAAGATTGCTTTCTAGTTCTTCACGTTGCCTGGTAAACTCTGGCTGTAACAATCCAAGCTGACGATTATATAATGTGCTTTCTATATTGCTTCTAAAGGCTTCTGGATCAGATTGTAATGCAGTTAAACCCTCTGTGCTAAGACCTGTTGGCAAGGCAACATTACTTGAAATACTTTGGTTATAGTTTTGTAGATTACCTAACTGTGTCGGATCAATGTCTTGTGCTGCTGATACACCTGATAATGTTGGGGCTGTTCTAAATGGATTTTGAAAGTCAGGATCATCTTGATAGATAGGTGAACCATCTGGATTTTGACCAATAATTGTTTGACCTGTAACCCTACCAAAAGCCGTATTACCTAGACCTAAACCAGTACCTTCTGTGGCTGCCCTCATCTGTGTCTGAAAAGGTGTTTCTTGTGTAAAGGCTGCTGACTGACCATCTTCCGGTACTGAACCTTGCACAAACTGACCCTGATCGCCTACTGATCCAAATAGTAAGTTACCATAAGGTGTAAACTGATTTATCCTATTAGCATTGGCTTGAGCATTAATTAACTCATTAGGATCAGGTGTTGGAGGATTTTGTGGACTTGACTTTCCCATGTTCTGTTTCCTTCTTAGTTATCCATTTACATTCGTCTTTTAACATTCCCCAAATGATCGCATCATTGGGATAGTACATTTGCCTTAAAATACCCTCTGGAGTAAATCCTAGCTGCTTGTTCATCTTCATGGCTTTGTCGTTACTTTCATCGCAAGTAACCAATAATCTGTTCGCATCACATTGATTAAATGGATAAGCAAACAAAGAATATAGGACAGACCGAGTAGCCCATCTGGGGGAGTCAGAAGCTATAGAAGCCTCGATCTGACCATCTCGATAATCGTGAAATACTGCCCCTGCTACTAACTGACCATCTCTTTGAACACCTATTGCTGTTGATGGGCCGAAACCTGTAATACCTATTCTTTTAGCTACCCAAGCCCTCACATAATCATCTATATTTGTAACTATAGAAATCACTAATAAACCTTTACTTTATCTGGATTAATTGATGGCACTAACTTGCACATACAATCGTATTTTTTAGATTCAGAACCAAAGATAAACTCTTGATTACTAAGGTTTTTTTGATAGAACGTACAGTCATTAACTGACTTAAAATATATAGAACCCTGCACAATACCATTCATGTAACAGGCCAACATAAAGGCTGTCATTTTGCTATACTTCTCAAACTTTCCATTACTTTATCTATTGATGGCTCTGATCCATTAGGATTTAATTCACACTTAAAATTTTTCACACAGCCAATCCTTACATCTTGAAATGACAATTCAAATGTTCTGTTAGCACCCTGATAAATACAAGCCACTTTACCTTTGTAAACTTTCTGTTTCTTTAATCTGCAAGTGACTAACTTAGGCTCTTTTATTAACCCTTGATTAATCTTTTGTTGCCTGGTTAATTGTTTGCTTTTGTATTTATAACCATCGGCAAAGGCTTTGAATGTAATTACAAAACTAATAATAAGTACGGCTATAACACAGAATATAATTCCTACAGTTTGCAGCGTATCAAGAAACTCTTTTTGCCTTTGTCTGGCTTCCACTCTTTCCAACCGACTAGCTTCTTTTGCTTCTGATATTCTATTGGCTCTTTCTGCAATAATCTCATCCCAAGCAGTCGGCCCAAAACGTAGATTAATTATATTTTTTAACTCGGCTCTTTGTTCTTCTAACAACTTCATATTTATAAAGTCATTTGCACTATTTTCCACAGAACCAAACTGTTCAGCAATCGACAAACCCTTGCCTTTGCTTTTATTCATTTGGTCAGCACCAGTAAAGAAACCATCAATCTGTTTTGCTATACCGGATATATCATTTACTGTTGAGATATTGTCTTTAATGAATGAAACTGATTTCTGCACAAGAGCAATCCCTGTCAGAATCTCTGCAACAACCATCTATATATCTCTTTTATGTAATTATGTTTTTAGTATAATGCTGATAAGCAAAACTATTGTTGTACCTGCTGATCCAATTAAAACTGTTTCAAGTCTTTTGACTCTGTTAAGTAACTCTATAAATCTTTCCTGGCTAAGTGCTGATAGTGTATCTAATTCAGCCTTAACAGATTGCACACTAGGTTTTGCCATTATGCTAGGTCTCCATTAATTGTAACATCATTAGCAAATGAATCTAAAAGACCACTATTATTATGAGACGCTACCTTTACTAATGCTGTTGTTCTCTGGTCTGTACCAATACCAAAAGAACCTGTGTAAGCATTATTAAAAGCATCAAAATCACTACCTGCACTAGCACTAGTGTAATATGAGCCTGCATAATTACCATTTGCCATAGCATTAGTATAAACCACACTTGTTTTTCCTGTTGATATATCTGTTAAAGAGCCTACGTTGAAAGAATCTCTTGCTGCTGTAGTTGATACTCCAGTAAAGTTAACCCAAGCCTTCGCTAACCCTTGCTGTAAACTAGTTGTCGCTGAACCCTCACCTCTTACTGTTATAGCATTAGCAGAGGTGTTTCCAACTAGTGCATCTACGTTTAATGTACTCATGCTAAGTCTCCATGTATTGTATTATTCCAATAAGCATAGTCACCATTTCCAGAAGCATTAGAATAAGCATAGTTATGTGTCAATGCTATACTACCTGTAGCAACACTTCCATCTTGCAATGCTTGAGTAATGTAAGCATAAGCAGTTTGGTCAGAGCCATCTGCGTGTGTGCCACCTGCTGTGTATGCACCTGCTCCTCTCATGTTATTTGTAAAAGTTAAAGTTGTTTTTCCTGTGGCTACATCTGTTAAACTTGCTACGTTAAGACTATCTGTTACTGTACTTCCTGAACTATTATCTCCTGCTGCCCAAGATTTAGCCAATCCTTGTTGCAGATTAGTTGTTGTTGAATTTCCCTCGCCAGTAACAGCGATTGATCCTGCTGTGGTTACACCAGTAAGGGTGTTCACTTTTAATACACTAGCCATTATGCGAGGTCTCCATGTACTTGTGCAAATGAGTAAGTTACATCTCGGTTGGTATCATCATTTGCTTCTCTAGTAATAGTTCTAAACAAAGTTGATGTAGGTGCTTCAGGGTCGGTTGATAAACCAAATCTAACATTATCACTATTATCAATAAAAGTACCAGATGCACCACCTATTGAATATTCAGCACTACCCATATTATTAGCTATTGTAACAGTTGTAAGACCTGTACCTTGGTCAGTAATACCTGTTATGTTGAAGCTATCACGAACAGCTATTGTTCCTGTTCCATTCATACTAATCCAAGCCTTTGCCAACCCTTGTTGCAGATTAGTTGTGACTGTTCCACCCTCTGCCGTAACTGCAATAGAACCTGCTGAAGCTCTACCAGTTAGTTCATCTACTATTAATTCGCTACTCATACGATTGTCCAATTCCCAGTAATAGTTACTGTGCTATTTGCATCAATAGTTACAGGGCCACAACTTAAAGCATTGTTACTTGCATCAACTGTTAATGACCCACTAATTGTGTTTTCATGTTGCTGAATAATAGCTTCGTAACTTGTTGTTTCAGCTTTCTTACCAATATGATTTTGCATTTTAAACTCCTATGCGTAAGGACTGTCACCTAATACACTTGTATCCCAAGCAGCTTTTAAGGCTGTTATGTTACCTGCATTTGTTATGGCACTCGCAGCAGGTGCATTTCTTAATGCAGTCTTGGCATTTTTAGCTGTTGTTTGTGCTGAACTATCATCTGCTTCTAAAGCCATCATATAAGCTACATCTTGTTCAGCAAGTAATGGTGTTCTTACCTCACGAATTTTATCTTTAAATATAACTTTAGCTTGAGTTAAATCTTCAGTAATAGTTGTACCTGATAATGACCAAGCATTTCTAAAATGTCTGTCAGATGGTACTGTTGCTGTAGAAGCATCAATACTATTCCCATCTTTATCAATAATGTTAGTTGTCATTTAAGCCACCTCTTTGTTAGTTATTGTTAATTCTTCTGATATTTTCCATGAATTTCGCCAGGTTCTAGTGCTTGGCAGTTGTGATTTTGTGCATATAACCAATCGTGGTTTGTTTGCTTTATCCCAGTTTTGCCAAACATGACTAGGTAAGTCTTTCATAATTAAATATTCTATTGCTCGTTCTTCTGTCATTGCATCTATTGGTTTAGTGTTGTGTAACAAATAACCTCTAGTATGCTTTGTAAAGCCAGGTGTATTTTCATCTTTCTTTAGTTCCCAATAGGCTTCAACAGGTGGCAATATCCCACCTTGCATTGCACAAGCCATCCAATTAGGATCAGGGTGTGTTACTTTTGCAGGTGCATCTGGTTCTTCCTGATCTTCCCATACGACACAATATTCTGATCTGTAAGGCTCTAGCTTTTCTTTAGCCCAACACAGTCTATCCCATAAATGTGTACCTTGAAATTCTGGTGTTGTTATCATGTGATTTCCATAATATTCATTGTGACCGAAACCTTGTCAGCAACAGAGCAATCTATCTGAATAACGTCTGTGGTTTCTAAGACAACCTTACTACCAACTAATATTTCTAATGATTGACCAACGGCTATCGGTGCTGATTTAATTAAAAATGTCGTTGTGTTTGTCTCTGTTCTACCACCACCAGATGTATCTGATACTAACTTTACACTAGCCGTAACCTGTGCTGTGTGGATATTTGCAATTATCAAACCTAATATAATGGTCGTTGTACTGCCAGGTGTTGTATATAACGCTTCTGGTGTACCTGCACTTGCAGGCATAACATCATGCGATACTACCTTAAATGTGTTTGCCATTTCTTCTCCTTATCCTAAAGCTATTGCTAATGCTGTTGCATCGTCTAATGTTGCTGCNCCTATATCACTANCAACCTCGCTAGTGCTTCTGCTCTCTAAACCATTTGCTGTAAATCTTGCATACTCATCGTCAGCGACACTTGCACTATCAATTTTAACTGCATTTGTNTTAGATATTCCAAAAGTCAAACTAGCTTGTCCACCAATGTCAGACAAAACCTCACTTGTACTTCTGCTTTCAAGACCACTAGCTGTNAACCTGGCATATTCNTCATCGGCNACAGATGNACTATCTACCTTNACTGCGTTNGTNTTTGATATGCCAAANGTTAATGATGCTTGTCCACCAATGTCACTTAATACCTCACTAGCACTTCGACCTTCTATAGCTGTGCCATTAACTCTTAGAAAGTCATCATCGGCAACACCAGTTGTAAATACAGGCAAGTTACCATTTGAAATACCAGTTGATAATGTTGCAACTGTTGTTATCGCAGTACCATTTAAGGTCATAGCATCAGCTTCTAATGTGCCGTCTATATCTGCATTACCACTTATATCTAATGACCCTGCATCAAGTTCACCTGTTAATGTAATATTTCTAAAACTAGCAATGTCCTTATTAGCATCTACAACAACTGCTTTACTTGCTGCAACTGTACCTGCCGTAATGCCATCTAGCATCTCTAGTTCGGCTTCTGATAATTCTGCACCTGATCCTAGTGTTAAGTTAC